TCCTGGTGTCACGCTGCCCGGACCTTGAAGACCTGCATCGCTGAGATATGTTGATCCTACAGACTCTGACATGAAGCAACCCAAGAAATACAATCTTCCTAGGTCACCATTTGTGTTTGCATAAGGATTTGATGTGATGACTCCATCTTCATTGGGAAGCCTCTCACCAACGATGAAACCCGCTGAAGTGACAGAGCCGTCCGCATTTCTCTCTCTGCCGTCGCCGGCTCCGAGGACCTTGAGATATGTTACTGACTGCGCGTTACGGAGCCACTCAACAACGGCGAGAGGACCGAATTTCTTACCATCTGTCTGACCGAACTTGGAGTACCAGTCAGAGAGGTTACCAACAGTGATCGGGACGAACGCAGGACCTTTTAGCGATGTTCCGATTATTCCTGCAGGTACGCCGACAGGCTGTTGCGTAGTCGGACCGGAGATGTCAATTTCTCTTGCCGTTACGCCTGCGCTTCCGAATTTCAGTTGTGCCATTTATCTGCTCCCAATTTCTTTCTAACTATGTGCCTGAAGGCGAATTTCAGACGAATTGCACGCCGCTATTTGTGATGATGAAGTCGATTGCGATGTATTCAACCACTCTGGTTGGAACCACAACGATTCGACCGTTGAGACGGTTGAGGTCGAAGTCTTCCTGCGTGTTGTTCGACTCATTCATCACAACCTGGAAGGCCTCGACGCCGGCCTGTGCCTGGATGAGACCGAGCTGGAAGGATGCATCCGCAACGAATTTGTTGCGAACTGCCGGCGTATTCTGTTCAAACACAATCCTCTGCGCGATGTCGACGATGATACGCTTGATCTCGAGCATCAACCTACGGACGTTGACTCTGTCGAGAGCTGACTTATTGATCTGCAGGGTCTTCTGACCATAGATCACGTATCCGAGTCTCGGGAAGGAGGCGATTGGGTTGATGCGTGCCTCATAGAGGCTATCCTTGTCTGCACCACTGAGTCTCACAGAAACGTTGGTGACGAAGTCGAGAGCTGCGCGGTTGAATCCTGCCGGGGCAAACCATGGGTAGGTGACCCTGTCATTGAAGGCAAGAGCCCCAAGGGCCGGGACCGAAGCGGGAACCTTTACCTTGCGACGATTGGTTGCGTCGTCGAGGAATACGTCGGGATAGTAGACAGCAGCATAGTTGTTGTCTATCGACCTACCGTCGAATTCCGATATGGTCTTAACGACGTTTGGCTTGGCAGTCGAGTTATCATAGAGTCTCTTGCCCGTGTCGTCATAGGATGGGATATCCATGACGTACATGGAGAGACCGTAGTCACGAACCTTAGCCATGGCCTGATCCGTGATGTATTGCTCACGAATTCCGGGGATCGCAAGGATATTGTTGTTGGCCTCGAGTGGGTTCGTGGCGATGTCGACCGCTGTAAGGTAGGAAACAACACCGTTGTTGTTGATGTTCTTGCCGGATGGATTGGTCGTGAAGCCGTCAATTGAATTGCTTGATGACGCACCACCAGTGGTGGCAGCATCGAAGGAGACAGACTTGTCATTGAGACGACGTGCGTCTCTATCGAGGAAGTTAGTTCCATCGAATCCACCGTACATGAAGTTGGTGAACTTGGCGTACGACGAGAACCTGTTGAACGTTGAGGCAGGAGCCGTTGAGATCAACGAACCAAAGGTGAGGCGCCTACGTGACGATTCCGTCCATGTATAATCGGTGCTGTCAAGGACTGCATTTCTAACGTATGCAGCTTCCTTCATGTGGTTGTTCACTGAAGACGTAAGGTGTGACAACGACGTGTTGTAAAGGGCGACCTTCGCAAGAGTAAACTTGTTGTTGTGTGTGTCGTCGGCCTTAGAACCTGTCGTGAGGGCGTCGAGTTTCTCGACGCCAACGAATTTGGTCAGGGACTCGAGGAGTGGGTTCTTCTCGTTGACGACATTGGCGTTGAGAACGTTAGACGACGTGGGATCAGAAGACGTGCTAGCTCTCTCGAACTTGACACCCCAGTAATAGGCGGCATTGGCCTGCTCAGAAGCACCAGGTTCACCTACGAACGTTTGTGTCTGTGAAACTTCTCCTCTTGTCACCTTGAATCTGAAGGGAACAGGTGGAACGAAGGATCCTGTCAATGCTGCGGCGGCGGCGGCTACCTGTCCTGCGAGCCTTGTGGCTGTAGGAGTGATCGCGGCAGCGGCGGTCGTATTAGGATTGACGTTGAGGAGATGTGGTCCCCTGAAGCCGAAAGGCAAGGCGTTGGAAGGTACGAGGCCCTTCTCAACTGACTCGTTCATGACGATCCTGACATACTTAGAGTTGTTAGGATACTTGCCAGTGGCCACAAGACGCTTCTCAGTTGGATTTAGAGCGTCAAAGTTATAATAGACCTTGCGATCACCAATCAATTTAGCGACATAATTGTCTGAATTTGGATCCAAGGAGCAGTTGGTGAATTGCTCTATGACGTTTGGTGATGTATCAGTGTCATTCCAGTCACGAATCTGGACATTAAAGGTACCATACTTGTTGGCATCATTGACAGAGGCCTTGACGTTGCTGATGGAGACCTTGTAGAGGTTGTTGGCATACTCGCCGTCATCGAGTGCCTCGATCTTGAAGAGGTCATACTCGGTGGCGCCGAAAGGCTGAGAGATGAAGAATGATGTCTCGGGCGCCTTGAAGCGTGTGTTATAGGATCCGAAAATCTCCCTGAAGAAGAGACCTGACTTGCCGGAAGCCGATGTGTTGCTGGAACCTGAGAGGACAGCGATCTCGCACGACGAGCTGACGTAAGCTACATTGACATCGACTGCAAAGTCGGCATGGAGATAATGCTGTTCTTGATAGAACTTGTCTGGATCGGTGTTGAGTATCTTACCGATGTAGTCCTTGTCGGATGGGTCGAAAGACGCACTGAAGACCTTGACACCGGCGACGCTGTCGGTCGTTGAGAACGATGAGCCCAACGATGAAGAGATGACAAGCTTAAACTTACCACTCGTGTCGACAGTCGCCGAGTCGTTCGTCGTAGGACCCAGGGCCGACAGGGCAGTCGACGTTGGAAGGATCATGATTCTCGACGTATTAGGCGTCATGAGAACGCCACGAACAAGATTAATGTTGTCAGCGCCGGCCACTGTGTCGTTGTCGTTGAACATCGGCATACCGATGTCACCCTTTGATGTGAACACGTGCTTCGCCGCAAGGAACTGAACGACTCCAACATCCCTCTTATCGTTGTTTAAGGCAGCGGTTCCTGAGAGGACGAAGCCTGCATTGTTGACGATGCCGTAGTTTTTGGTGTCCGAAAGGTGAGCGTCTGTGGTATTGGCACCGGCACCTAAGACCCTGATGTATGTCAGGGCGGCACGATGCTTCAGGAACTCATTGACGGCATAGGGTCCAAACTGCTTTGGATCGAGATTGCCAAACGCCTGTGTGAACTCATCGAAGTTGGCAACTGTGACGGGAACGAAGGCGGGACCCTTGTTAGAGGTACCAATGACGGCAGCCGGAACACCAATCGGGCCAGTGGTCGTAGGCGCGGAAAGGTCGATTTCTCTCTCGTAAAAATTGGGCGCCTTGAAAGTCTGCTCGGCCATTATCTAATCTCCTTCAATCAGTGATTCTCCGCATAACTATCACCGACAAAGTCAGGAAGCATTACTTTGTAACCACAATTTCTAGACCGCCAAGTGAAGCACCAGAAAAAACCGTCTCTCCCTTGGAAGTTCTGTTAACGACTTTAACATAGCCTCGTGGAACAGAAGCAGCCGCCGGGTCGTTCTGCAGCGTTGTTGGATCATCCAGGTCTGAAGTTATTGGATACACTTTCTGCTGCCTCCATCCAATGCTTCTCTGGTCGTCCCTCTTGTTCTTCTGCTCATCCAGGGGTAAAGTTGGATCATCCGAACCAAGAACGTATTGTTCAGATTCAGTGAATGTCTTATCGGAGACGTCCACAACGTCTGACTCAAAATTGATCGTGGCACAGGACACATACCTCTTAATGGGTATCGGTGACCCAGGTGATGTATTGGCAAAGAAGTAGGCGGGTACTGTCACCTCAAACGTGTTCTTGATGTACCTTTCCTGTTGAGACATGTCGTCAAAGTTTGTCTCTGAAGCAAAAGAACCATCTGAAATCTTAGCGATGAACCAGTATCCTTTATTGGTGTCGAGGCGCCATGATTGTCCCTGGGGTAATAATGAATTAAATATTCTCTCCATTATCTGATTGGCATGCTGCGTGTACTGCGTCCACACAGTTATCTGGTACTTTGCTGTATAGAACTGTGGAGTAGGAACCACTATCGTCTCATAGACGTTGTTCATCAAATTAGGCGTCAAATAGGCACCATCTTTAACGAATTTTGTGTTCTTTAATTCGCCAATGGGACGAGTCGTAGTTGGAACTCCTGTCGTAGATTCTGTAAGGCCGTCCTGGTTCTGTAGAAAGAGTCTGTTAATTAATCTCTGATAATCCCTGTCAGATTTGTCAAGCCTTCTCCTGACGACAATCTCACCTAGCTGCTGATTAATACCTCTACCAGCAACGTCTTCGGAGGCTGATTGGTTCAACTCTGTACGCATGACTGTGATGAGAGGCAGTATGAGCGTATTGTTCCTGTCCCTCAGGAGACGTCCCTTTTTCAATAAAGCCCACTTCTCACCGGCGGCGAAGACGACAGGCACTTTCTTTATATCTGTTCCATCGAGGCCACCGCACTCAACAGCTATCTCCTTGTCGAACAGATTGAAAATGGACACGTCGACGTCCTCGATGCTGCAAGACGGTATCGTGATCTCAGGAGCACCTGCGACATTTTCATATCCTGTTGGAAGGGGCGCCTGATTGTAGTTTCTTTTTGAGCTCGGCTTAAATCTTGTAGACATGTCTCATCCTCACTCGTCATAGAAAGCAGAACCAACTTTGGTTGGGTCACCCTTGTCGGAAACTTCTTTTGGTCCTGTCAAAGGTTTGTCCAGCACGCCGTTCTCAACAAGGTCTCTCTTGTCACCCGTGGCTTCACCATTTGAATCGAGCGCCTCACCTCTCTGTTGGTGAAACTCTTGCTGAACAGCATCTGCGTCAGTGTATTCGATGTCAGTTGGTCCTTTAATGGGTGCAACGAAGAGGCCCTCACGAGCCTTGACTCCGACGAGGCGTACGCCATCTTTGTGCTCAGGCATGCCGTAGATGTTTCTCATGAAGTTCCTCTCGGTTATCTCATAGAAGATGTCAGAGAAGGAGAAGAAATCACCGATGTTGACGTTGATTCCCTTATCAACGAGGTCACGATGTTGTATGAATACCTCAACTTTAAACTGCGCGTCGATACCAAACTTATCAATTTTGGTATCATTTTGGAAGTTATTATCAACGAGGGCATCGATCGCTATAGGATTGTCGTAAATCTTACGAAGCGCCTCGTTGTAGACGCCGTGCGTCTTGGTCTTCAGTTCTGAGATAGGATAATAGTAGATCCTCTGACCCACCACATCCTTTATTATCTCCTTGGTGATGTCAGATATGAAGTTGAGTTCGCGTGGAGTGATGAAAAGACGTGCCATCGTTCATCATCCAATCTTAATGGCGTGGCCCTTGGGCATCGGCACATAGCGAAGTTGTTTATTGAGGGATTCCGCCGCTGCCGCATCAGCTTCAAGTAGCTTTTGATGTGTGAGCTGCGCGAGGAACTCTTTCATCTGTGTCTGAAGCTTTTCCTTGTCGTCTCGACCTTGGGTCACGAGTGACTCTCCATTGAGCTGCAGGTCGGCGTTTGGAATCGGAATGTTCTGGAACTTGGATCGGATGAGGCCGAGGAGTTCTCTCGACAGTGCGAGACAGTATTGACGAATCCACTGACGTCCTGGTTGATTTATCGTCGTGAATGGAATGTTACCAAGAGGCATATTCTGCGCACCAGAGACCCCATAGATCGTCTGATCACCATAGGCCGAAGGCGACAAAGGATTCTGTGGTGGAAGCACCTTACAGAAGAGTTTTCCCACCTGTAGATCTGTGATGGGTATCGGGTAGATCCTCAGTTTGCTACCCATGATCTCATAGGAGTAGTGGGACCTACGGACTCGGAACGCTGACTCCAACATGCCTCTCCTGAGCACGTCCTCAAAGATGGGAAGGACGTAGAAGATCGAGGAGTTGACGTACGACTCGTAGTTGAAGTTTGTGGCGAGGAAGTTGGTGATGTTGCTCGCGTTAAGGAGGAACTGCTGGGCGGCGAGTGGTTCCATGTGGAAGAGCTCCACGACGCGCAGCTTTCCCTTCTGGCCCGCCAAACTGTCATAGACGTTGCTACCAGAGACAACGTCCTTGAGGTCCTTATAGATGTCGTAATCCTGCTGACCACCAACCAGGTCGAAATAACCGAATATTGCGTTCTCAGATCCTCCAACGAATGCGTTGGTGGCATAAGGTTCTGCCATCCTGAGAAGGTATTCGAGAGAACGTTGTGTGTACCGATTCGTCAGATCGGCCGAGCCTGTCTGAGCGCCGAGGACGTTCGTCAACTCCGACACGATCTTCGTCTCGTGGATGAGGCGTGAATACTCGCAGACGGCCTCTTCAAAGCACGCCCAGATCTCCTTCTTCGTCAGTTCAACTGAGAGTACATCGTCGCCGAGCTTGCGCTTTACATACGTGACCATGGCGTCGGCCTCTGTCTGAAAAGCCGCGTCTGAGTCGAAGAATCCGAATGGAGTCGGAGATATTGTGTTAACGAAAGTTGCCATGGATCACACCTATCCGAGATAAGTATGTATTGAAGATCGAATCGGAATCGACCTCAATCCGTATTTGTGGTTCTTTCCTGATCTGTCAGCGACCAGCTGACTTCTTAAGGAATGCTTCCCTAAGAGAACCTGCAGGAGGTTGCTGAGGTGCAGGTGGGGCGGCCTGCACAGGCATCTTCTGTTGGGGACGTTGCTCAAACTTGATCGTTGAAACGGCAGGAGCTGCTGGTCTTGAAGAGACGACAGGCGTCGCCGTGACCTTGATGTCGGATGCCGCCGGCTTGCGAACTACCTGAATCGCCTCTGCCACGACAGAGAGAGTCTTCTTGAAGTTGATGTTGAACTGGAGGGGTGCGAAGTACCTGTTGTCCACGAGGACCTCCACGCGGGCGTTGTAGGTTCCCTCGGTGATCTTCTTGTCCATTCGAGGAAGGGTGAATTGCACCACCTCGTCCTCGCCGGTTCCGTAACCCTTGAACATGTAGGCGAAGTCTTCGCCCTCACAGACGAGTCTCACCTTGGCAGGAGCGGCAGCGGCTCCTTCCATCTTGATCTTAAAGGTCAAGTCATTCGATTCCTCAAGGTCCAAATCTATCGTTTCGATCAGGTTTTCCATCACAGATACATATTACTCACTTTATTCTCTTTACCGTGATCTTTAAATCCTCAAGTGCGGAACGAACCCTGACACGTGCCCTCTCCACCACCTTCACGGCCATCTGAGAGACACTAGATATTTTCACTTTAATCGATCCCTGAACAAGGATGGAGGGTTTCTTCTCATTTATCCTGATGAGTTTGGCCCAGACGATGACCTCTTGAAGGTCCTGCAGGGCGCGTTTGGTTCCGCTCTGGCCTGCACGGATGAGTCTGATCGCCTGCTCTTTTATGGCACGAAAGAAACCTCCGTATCCTTGGACGACCATTGAAGCACGACCCGGTACGCCGCCGCGTGTGAATCCCATCCCACGGGTCACGATGCGGTTACCGATCGCCATCAGACCTTGACTCTCTCGAAGACTGCATCCATCGTGGGGTTTCCTGCATCGTCGAAGAGATTGAAACGAGCGACCTCAGTGGAATTGTCTTCACGATAAAAAATCATTTGATCGTTCACGATTCTCCAACGTCCGTACTGAATGTCGTAGATTGAGTTCAGCGTACCTGTCATGGATGTGACGACATTGTATATCTCATCGACCTTTTGATTATTCTCTTCGTAGTTGTATTGTTCTGTCGCATAGAACGTGGTGGCAAAAGCAGAACCTGTGTCCCACAAGATCTGACCTCTGAAGTTGTCAGGAAACGAAATGTAAGCTGCATAGATGCCAGGTGCTGTTTGATATACTCCTGCTGTCGTCCTAGAAGCAGTAGGACTTCCTGATGTGTCCAAGAGTTGATAACCCACACCCATGGGTCCTGTGGCTCCGGATTTGGACCTTCCAAAATTGACATTTCTAAGCTGTGAAAGAGACATGCACTTTAATTATAGCAACCAAGGTGCCACTAAGTATATTTAGAAGTCAATGGCTCAGCATTTTTCACCTCGAACAGTGAGTAATGGATTGGTATTGTGTTACGACGCAGCCAGCATAAAGAGTTTTAGAGGTCTTCCAGGCACTAATGCAGCGAGAACGCCGACTTCTTCGTTCAGCACGACCCTGTATGATACGACAAATCGCAAAACAAAGGGCGGAAGAGAGACTGTCAATATTCCGGCGCTAGGTAACGTGTCTGCTGCGACGACTTACATTTACAACAATTATGTAAATGAAACTGTGACACCAGGCCTGTGCTGTCCCAACTTGTTCTATTATCACGCGGGCGGAGTGACTGTAAGTTCAAGCACCACTTACACATACGCAATCATCTACAAAGTTCTGTCTGGATATACCAACGGTAATTACCTCTACAGATATGAATATACGTCAGGTGATGCATATGTCACAGAGGCAGGAATTCACAACACGACGAATAGGGTCTCTCTTGGAGACGGATGGTGGTACGCATGGGGTCAATTTACGACGCAAGCGACCACAGCAAAAGTTCTTCTTTTTTCCTTCTACTATCAGTATTTAACAAATGACACGATGTATGTGGCGAACGTTTCATTGACGGCAGGAACCTACATATTTCCACCACAACACATTATCCCACCAGGAACTACACGTGGATCGACAGTGGCCACGGGAGGCGGAGTGATAGACCTAAGCGGAAGAGGAAGCAATGCAGAACTCGTTAACACTCCAAGTTTCTCAACATCAAGTCTGGGATCATTCTCATTTAACGGCACAAACCAGGTTATCATCGCTCCTGAAAATTCTGCACTTAACACACAGACACCAACAGTTGAAGTATGGGTGAAAACGAACAACACAACGCAGAATGGTTTCTTCTTTGAAAAGGGAAATGTCAACACGCAGTACAGTCTCTTCCAGGAAAATGCGACAATTAGGTGGAGGCAGAATATTGGTGGTTCATTGACTGACATGGCAGTTACAACTTCAACCTATGTCAATACTTCAAGTTGGGCTCACATCGTGGGCACTTACACCAGCGGATCAAGACGTTTATATATCAATGGAAACCTTGTGAATTCGGACTCACAAACCGGAACAATAAACACCAATACGAACGGCATCTCAATAGGTGCATATGGT